TACATTTTCCATCTATCAGATCCTTCCGGAGATCATTAAGCTCTGGGGACTGAACATGGAATCAGAATCAGAAGCTAAAAAAAACTTCATCCCACCGAACGTGAGATGAATACTCCCCTTTTCATGTTGAGGTGTTTGCAGATTGGGCTTTCCATTAGAGAGCTTGATCTACTGACCATCGGCATGGTCAACGACATGTTCATTGAGAATATGAACGATGATTACAAATATCCTGAAGTTGCTACACAGGAGGATATGGATCGTTTTTGAGGCAGGTGAATATCTATGGCCGATCGTATTAAAGGTATTACAGTTGAGATCGGCGGTGATACCACCGGTCTTAAAAAGGCTCTTGAAGGAGTCAACAAAAGCATCCGTGATACACAATCACAGCTGAAGGATGTAAACAAGCTGTTGAAACTGGACCCTTCCAACACAGAGCTGCTGTCTCAGAAACAAAAGCTCCTGAAGGCTGCCGTTTCTGAGACAACAGAAAAGCTCAATGCTTTGAAGGAAGCCCAGAAACAAGCAAAAGAGCAGCTCGAAAATGGTAAACTCGGCCAGGACAAATATGACGCCCTGACAAGAGAAGTCATCGAGACAGAACAAAATCTGAAGAGTCTGAAAGAGGAATCGAAGAAATTCGGTTCCGTTTTTTCTCAGCAGATGGATCTTGCTGGTAAGAAGGTAAAAGAAGTCGGTGAAAAGATCAGCACGGTTGGAGACAACATGACGAAATACGTCACAGCTCCGATCGCTGCTGCCGGCACTGCTTCGATGGCTGCCTGGTCTGAAGTCGATGATGCTATGGACACCGTCATCAAAAAGACCGGTGCCTATGGAGATGATCTTGCCGGATTACAGAATGTTGTCACAGAACTTGCCACAACTATCCCTACTACGTTTGATCAAGCGGCTATTGCCGTAGGTGAGGTCAACACAAGGTTTGGTCTTACAGGTGATGCTCTTTATGATCTTTCTGCGCAGTTCATTAAGTTTGCCGAACTGAATAGCACAGATGTTAATTCATCTATTGACATGACGCAGAAGCTGCTGGCTGCATTCAATCTCACAGCAGAAGATGCAGGAACAGTCCTGGATTACTTGAATGCTACTGGTCAGAAGACCGGTGCTGATCTTGCATCGATGGAATCTTCTTTAATTGCAAATGCTGCCGCTTTTGATCAGATGGGGTTCTCAGCGTATGACGCGATTAGCTTCCTAGGTCAAGTTGAAATGTCTGGTGCGGATACATCCGCTGTCATGACTGGCTTAAAGAAAGCACTGCAGAACGCCACAAAAGAAGGCAAGCCAATGAATGAGGCACTTGCCGAGATCCAGGCCAGTATGAAGAATGCAAGTTCAGAAACAGAAGGCTTGCAGATTGCTGCAGAGCTTTTTGGATCAAAGGCCGGACCCGCCATCTACAAGGCATGCATGGATGGGTCTCTTGATTTCAGCATGCTTAGTGCTGCGGCAGAAGAAAACATCGGTTCTGTTGCAAACACATTTGATGCTACACAAGATCCGATTGATCAGTTCACCATTGCACTGAATGAACTTAAGCAACTCGGATATGAAATTGGAGAAGCACTCGCACCTGTGATTCAAATGATCGCAGAAACAGTCATTCCAATCATTCGACAGCTGACAGATTCCTGGAAAGCACTCTCCCCTGAAACCCAACAGACAATCATTAACATTGCCCTGCTTGTTGCTGCGATTGGTCCGGTGATTTCTGTGATTGGTTCCGTTATCACTGGAATCGGTTCACTGATCTCATCCATGTCAATCATCAGCGGTGTCATGTCTACTGTAGCAATGGGTCCTATTGCGGCAGTGGTAGCCGCGATCGTTGCCTTAATCGCGATTATTGTCCTGCTCGTCCAGAACTGGGATACCGTGAAGGAAACAGTTATTAACGTATGGAATGCCATCGTTGATAAAGTCAAAGCAGCCTGGGAAAAGATCAAGGAGATCTTTACTCCTCTCGTTGAGTTCTTCCAGGGGCTCTGGGATGGAACAGTAAAGGTGTTCGAGGCAGCACCTGAATGGTTCAACAGCGTCTTCACTGCTGCAATAACCGCGGTGAAGTCAGTATGGTCAGCAATCACTGGCTTTTTTTCTGGCCTCTGGAACACAATCAAGTCCGTCTATAGCGAAGTAACCGGATGGTTTAACAACATCTTTACTGCCGCTGTAAATGCAGTGAAGACCGTGTGGTCCGCTGTGACTGGTTTCTTTACGAATATCTGGAATGGAATCAAGAATATCTTCTCGTCAGTTAGCTCTTGGTTCAGCAATATGTTTACCAGTGCTTGGAATGGTATCAAGAACGCATTCTCCAATGTCAGCAGCTTCTTCAGTGGTGTGTGGAACACCATCAAGAGCGGCTTCCAGAATTTGAATCCATTCTCTTGGGGTTCAGATATGATCCATGGTTTAGCAAACGGTATTCGTTCTGCTATCGGCTCTGTAACAAATGCCGTTTCCTCAATTGCTGGAACAATCAAGTCCTGGCTACATTTCTCTCGGCCTGATACTGGTCCGCTTCGTGAATATGAGAAATGGATGCCAGACATGATCCAGGGTATGACGAAATCATTACAGAGCAGCAAGCATGTTCTCTCGGATGCTCTTGAAAAGATGAGCACCGACATGTCACTCACGATGAATCCATCCGTCGCCGGTGCTGCTGGTGGCACAACAATCACGAACGCGATCAACGTAAGTGCAACCTTAAATGGTACTGCCCCAGCAGACATTCATAATTTTGCAAGACAGATCGCTGATGAAATTCAATCTGAAATGAACAGAAAGGCAGGTGCTTTTAGATGAGTTTGAAGCAGTTCTCTTTTAATGGCAGAAGCTCTTCTGAGTTCGGACTGTATATTACCGGAGATCAAACATACAACGGGCCGGCCAGAGATTATGAAACAATTCGTATTCCTGGACGGTCCGGTGATCTTCTTGTTTCTAACAACCGGTATGAAAACATCCGCATCCCCTATTCTGCTTTCATCTTACGTAACTTCAAATACAACACCGATGAAATCCGAGACTGGTTATTGTCAGCAGATGGCTATTGCCGCCTTGAGGATGATTATCATCCGGATATTTATCGAATGGCTTATTTCAAAGGGCCACTGGATTTTGATGTGAAGTTTGATCAGTTTGGAGAGTGTGATATCGAGTTTGAAGCAATGCCACAACGCTTCTTGGTAAGCGGTGAGCAATCAACAACCTTCTCCAAAACAGGAACGATTACAAATCCTACCGCATTTGCCGCAAAACCACTCATCCGGGTTTATGGTGGAGGAACACTGACAATCAGCGGAGTTCACATAAACATCACCGCAGGCAATGAGTATATCGATATTGATTGTGATCTGATGGATGCATATGAGGGCTCAAATAACCGAAACGGCAATATCACCCTCACAGATGGTTTATTCCCAACACTGATGCCTGGCAGCAACCGTATAACACTCGGTAGCGGAATTACAAAAGTCGTTATTACACCGAGGTGGTGGAGATTATGATTCCTATTCTTTTCAGAGCGGATGAAACAACCTTCACCACAAACGGCATCGGACGGCTGTACGATTCCACAAAATGTGTAGTTACGGAAGAATACAACGGCCAATACGAACTGGCGATGAATTATTCCGCAGAAGGTAAATATTTCGGTGAAATCGCTACTAACCGGATCATCTATGCAAAACCATCAGATGGGAAAAGTAATCAGCCATTCCGCATTTATCGAATCACAAAACCTCTGGATGGAATTATCACCATTTATGCTAGACACATTACCTATGACCTGGATGGTATTCCGGTTAAACCATTTTCGACAACTGGAATAACCAGGACGCTGAACGGTCTGATTGAAAACTCCATGCTGGTACATGGTTTTTCTGTATGGACGGACATTTCAAATGATCAGTCACCTTATTCACAATCCGAGCCGGCTTCATTCCGTTCAAGACTCGGTGGTGTTAGTGGTTCTGTGCTTGATGTCTTCGGTGGCGAGTATGAATGGGACAATTTCACTGTAAAGCTGCATGCGCATCGCGGTACAGATGCCGGTGTATGCATCCGCTATGGAAGGAATCTGACAGATCTCAAGCAAGAAGAAACAATCGAAAACACCTATACCGGTGTCCTTGCATATTGGAAACCCCAGGATGGAGACACAGTGTATGGAAACATCTGCTATATCGATGGATACCAGAATTATCCGAAGCAGCGGATCTTCATCCTGGATCAAAGCAGTGAGTATAGTAATGAGCAGCCGACAAAAGACAGGTTGACCCGGGATGCTGAAGTATATGTTTTGAAAAACAATATAGGCGTTCCTAGGGTTAACATTTCTGTTTCATTTGCAGCACTCTGGCAAACCGAGCAGTACAAATCCATCGCACCGTTGGAACGAGTGAATCTGTGTGATACCATTCATGTCTATTTTGAAAAGCTGGGTGTTTCTGCTTCTGCAAAAGTCATCCGCACAGAATATGATGTGCTAAAGGAAAGATATGTTTCCATTGAAATCGGTGATGCAAAAGCGAATCTGAAGGACACGATTACAAATGCCGCATCAGAAGCGATTCTTCCGCAAGTAACATCAACAGTACAATCCCATGTGGATCACGCGACGGAGTTGCTCTCTGGCGGCCTGGGTGGTCATATCGTCCTGAACCGAAATGAAGAAGGCCAGCCAAATGAACTGCTCTTCCTGGACACGAACAGCATCGAAACAGCCGTTAATGTCTGGCGCTACAACGCAAATGGCTGGGGTGTAAGTCACAACGGATACAACGGACCATATGAAATGGCTGCAACAATCGATGGTGGCTTTGTCGCCGACTTCATCACAACCGGCACCTTAAATGCAGATCGTATCAAGATTGGAAACAGGACACTCACTGAGACAATGGATGAGATCAGTGAAACAGTCGAAAAAACATATCGATCTATCGATACCTATTATCTGGTGAACGATGGAACTACTCCAGATCCTAACGATGAAGCATGGTCCCTTCTTCCACCGGAACGTCTTCCCAATCAGCACATCTGGATGATGGAAGTTAAGGAAACCTTTGATGGAACGATCGAGAAATCAAATCCCGTGGATATCACTGGTGCTAATGGCAAAGATGGTGAAGATGCTACCCTACTCAGAATTGATAGTTCCCGAGGGAACGTATTTAAAAACAACGCCGTCAGCACAGTGCTTTCAGTCGTTGTCTTTCATGGATCTGACAGGATTACCAATAGCACCAAATTAAAGCAAGTCTATGGATCATCCGCTTACCTCGAATGGAAATGGAAACGAATCAATGATTCTGACTTCAAAACAATCTCCTCAAGCGACAGCCGTCTTTCAAACGACGGTTTTTCTTTTACCCTATCGCCAGAGGACGTGGATACAAAAGTCGTATTTGAATGCAGCCTAATTGCTTAGAAGGAGAATGAACATGGCAATTAAATCGTCTGACCAAATTAGTGTCGTCGACCTTACGGATGGTTATTCCGTCATCTTAACAAATGACTCATACACCTTTGCCGGCAGCACTTCTGCTGCAAAGGCAGGAAATACCACAACAACAATTATCGCCATGTGTGGAGCTAACCAGGTTCCTGCATCAGTCGATAACTCAAAGATCATTGCACCAAGTGGTGTAA